TCTATTCTTTTATATACATCAATTGGATTTCTCAAACTCATACACTTTTCAAGTTTATCTCTCTGCTTAAAAAATGCATCAGAAGCAAATGATGGCATACAAGCAAATCTTTGCATTGCATCTGCATGATCTGTTAAGAATGAGATCTTAAAATCTTCAATGCTGCGAGTAGGGTTTACATCCCATGTCGGACGTTTAATAGCAAAAATTCCAGGATATCTGTAAGAAATAATATGATCCTCTTCCCATTCAATTTCAAAATTATTTCCTTCTATATCAGGTGGGAGATCTGGATCAATAATAAACTTATGATTCTTGTAGATAATTTCTTTTTCAACAACAACATCATCATACCGCTTGGAAATAAAATCTCCTGGGTAGCGGGGGAATGAAAGAAGAATTACTTTTCCATAGTCTGGAAAACGTGAATCAACTGACGCCTTGAATGCTTTATAAATTGCATCACCAGTCTTTGCGTTCTCATTGCCACTTGCTGAGTCCTGAGCAAAGCCAGAGATCTCGTCAAGGATGGCAAGGATAAGATTTAAACCCTCGTGTGATTCACGCTCTGAGTGGCCTGAATAGACCGTTATGGCCTTATCGAACTCTACACTATCTGCTTTCGGATCGTACTTGCCAGCAAACCAAGGACAACGCTCAATCTTATTCTTGAACCCTTTAAAGAATACATTTCTAGCCTGCTGTGCGTTAATAGCAATATTGATAATGTCAATAGCATCGCCAGGAGGCTTGCCAAAGTATCTCGCAGGATCTTTTAGACACATTAGTTTATAAACTAAATAAGCACAACCGATGGTTGATGTGTGATCCTTTCCACTACCTTTGCCACACTGAAGAATTACTTCACCCTTAGTATATTTCTTGTAATGTGCTCTTCCTTCTTTTTGACCCATAAATCTAATTAGATCTTCTTCTTTGTAGATTTGGCTCATTGCTTCTACAAGATCTCTTTGAATTTGAGAAAGTTCTGGTTGATTCAAAAAATCTTCTGAATGTAAAAATGTTTCTAGATCTACTGGAGTTTCTTCAAATGGAGAATCATCTAGTGCCTCCATAAAAGAACTAAAATCAATTGTCAACTGTAATCACTTCTTCGCTACCTGCTGCTGCTGCAAGACGACGAGCAACTTCATTCTTGCATCGTGGGCAATCAGCGGAAACATCTCTAAGAATATTAATTAAAACTTCCTGCTTTCTTTCTTGCTCAAGAAGTTCTTCTGCTAATTCTTTATTCTCAAGAAGTCCAGCCTTTTGAAGCATATCAATGCGACGAGTTTCAATATCAAGCACTAGTTTAATTGCAGTTGTCTTTGCTCCAAGATTTGAGGTTACGTTGGCTTCCTCAATTACCTCGTATGTTTGTTTAATAAGATAATTGTAATGCTGATCGGCAGAAGCCAAAGCCTCTCTAGCACGACTTCTTACCGCTTCGCTATTGGAAGCCATCTGCTTCCATTCCCTAAGCATGGAAGAAACTCTTGCACGAGGAATATCAAGATCTTTAGAAATTTCTGTTTCGTTTTTACCCTTGATATATTCTGCCGCTACTGCATTCACTTGTTCAAGATGAAGCATTAAGTCTGTCATTGTTCTCCCTAAAGGGACAATTATAGCAGTGGTGGGATAGGAATGTTGCCACCATTTTGAAATGTGTCCCTATCCCACCAACTACTATTTACATGGATACAAGTTGTACCATTCTTTAAATTTATTATAAGTTGCTTTAGATGTATATCGTGCTTTATGACGACCAGCACCGTCAATATCCCAAGGATAGAAACTCTTTCCACCTTGTGAAATCTTGTACGCAATGCTTGCGTTATAACTACGAGTCAGCAACTTCTTGCTATCCCACCATGACTGCTTATGCCAAGCAGCATAGTTTAATTGAAACATTCCATAATCGTGAGTTGGAGAAATGCTATCAGCCTTTCCACCACTTTCACGCATTACGATAGCCCAGGAAATCCTGAGTTTCTTGCCACGGAATCCAGACTCGCGTAATACTTTAACGAGCCAGTTCTTGCATTGTTTTGGCTTATTAGAAGCCTGTAATACGACAGACTTATAAATAGCCTCCGTCGCAATAGGTGCATTTGACTTAGCATACACCTGTTCAGTTGGAGCAGCACTAGCATATCCTGTCAACATCGACATTATCAATATGCTAGCCATAATCCCTCCTACCAGTTCTTTTTTCGTCATTTGTTCCTCCTTGCGGCGGCAACATTATTCTAGGATAACATCTTTCTGCTGATAGATGACTAATATCTTGTATGTTTGTGATTCATCTCACATTAACTTGCTTTATGTTTTCTGTTAAATGTACGTTCTCTATGGCAGTTAGCGCATACAATCTCACATTTGTCCATCTCTTTAAAAATATCTTCAACAGAATGGTAGTCAAGCATTGACGCTATATTTGCCACCTTTATTCCTGTAACGTGATCAAAATCAAGTATATAGTATGGATAAGACACTTTGCAATCTGTACATCCATTTTTTTCTTTTATGTCTGCAATCATTTTTTGCAGTTCTCTTTTTCTTTTTGCTGTTCTTTTTTGGGGTTTTTCTTTTTTATTTCTATTTAAATCATAAAGTGGTTGGACTACAAATCTATTTGTGTCTTTAGGCACAAACTATATTATACCGTTTTCTTTTTCTTAGTTTTAGGTAATGGTTTAATCCTATTTGGCCTAAAAGATCTCCAAGCACACATTACTCCAGAACGAATTTCAAAGCAGTCAATCCATTCAATTGCATTATCAGTTCTTATAACATGCTGAAGAAATTTAAACTTTCCTCCGTGCTCTCCATCAATCTTGATGGTTTCATCTTTAATTATTGTTCTGCCATCTGGCATTGTATAAGAATCATTTATAGCATAGAGGTGTGCGTTTGGACTAACTGTTGCTTTTTTGCGAGCCATATTTTCCCTGCAATCTGTTAATCTCGTCATTGATATAAAAAACTGCCTTCTTCAAATCCTCAATATGCTTGTCTTCATTCTTAAGACCAGCACGCCAAAGATATTTGATAGCATTACCTATATTATAGTTCCTATGACGAACAATGTCAATACACTCTACTCCGCTAGGATCGCTCGTATAGTGTGATGGATGATTTACCATATCATTCATTTTCTTAATCCAAACTTTTTCAGTTGACGGTAAATAATTTGTAAACTTACATTACATTCCTTTGCAATTTCTTCTGGAGTTTTCTTATCAACAAGAATTCTCTTTCTTAAGAATGCTTCAGAATGATGCAAGGTACTTCCTCTAGGCATTATTACTTCCCACTACCTTAGTCCAATTTTCCATAGAGTATACTCCAATACCTATTGCATCTGCAATATCATTATCAGAGTTTCCTATGTTAAATCTTTCATTCATTGTTGCAATAGTTCTATTTTTTCTTATTTCACGTTCTCTTGTTTTATACCAAGAATTACTTTTGCCTGGGGTTGTATTTTTAATCTCATCTTTTTCTTGTTGATTAAGTAATCTTGTGCCAACATAATTTTGCCAAGCAACGGGGCTTACTGCATATACTGCTTTTACTCCAGCCATGCTTGCAGCAGCCAACAGCGCACCTTGACATTTTGCAAGTTGTGCAGCAGTCTTAGGTGAATTTGCAAAAATTGTATCTTCAATGACAATTACTTCTACTGGAAATGAATTAAAGAAGGCAACAGTCTTGTGTGACGTATCAGCAATCTTTTCATAAACATTATTTCCTTGATACTTTATTTTTCCCCAGTGAAGTAAATTACCATCAACAAAATAGGCAAATGCTAAACTATTAGTGCTTGCATCAATAGCACAAAATGAAGTGGGGAGATCAAGATTTCTTAATCTACCTATTTTGCTCATAATCAAATAATCCTTTAAGTTCTTTAAGCATTCTATCTACCTGCTTTTTATTTATAGAACAAGCATCGCAAAAATCATTTTCATTGTAAATGCTTATAATCGTTTCACATCCACCGCTACACTTTCTTTTCTTTTTTGAAAGTTTATTTCTGCGATTCCTTTTATATCTTTCATTAATCTTTTCTTTTGTGGATAGTTCGCGGCACTCCCCAGAACAATAAATCTGATATTGAACATTTGGAATAAATTCTAGGGAACACCACTCACAAAATTTCATTCAAGATACTCCAAGGGATCAATCTTTATGGTTCCTTTGTCTGCACTTAGGCAAGCATTTCTTACTGGACATCCACCACAAACTTTTGAATTTGATCGGTATGTCTTCTTGGGAATGTCTCCACTTTCCCATTGTGCTCTGACCTTCCTCATCCAATCAAATGCATAGTCTGCCCAAGTTATTAATTCTGGGGTAGGCTCAATAGTAATAGCATGAAGTTCATGACTATTCTTATTTTCATAAAGAAGAACGCCTAATCTCTTACCAAGAACCTTCATGTAAATTACCAATTGCATAACATGGTATGACGGTGGCTTGGCATATTTACGATAAGCAAATGATTCTTCGCGCATAGTCTTAATTTCTACAACAGGCTGATCTTCTCCCCATTGAACGATGGCATCAGCAAATCCAAAGATGGGTGGATCTTGAGTAGCAATTCTTTTCTCCTTCTCCACCATGATGCCTGCGTTTTCAATAGCAGTCTGAATACGCTCATGAGCCTGTGTACCGCTTCCCATATTTGCTACGGCATATGGATCTGCATCATCTACAAATTCTGCGCCAGAGAAGGCAAGGAACCAGTAGCGAGCACACGCACCACTTCCGTAAACTAAAGTAGAAGGACTAAATGTTTTCTTAGTCTTAAATTGTGGATCTCTACCTACAAGATATCCAGATTCAATCTTTTGAATAAGAGCCTTGGTATCAATTGGACCATCTGGCTTTCTATCAATTACCTGCTTTAAAAAATTCTTAGCCATAAAAACTCCCTAGTTTAGCACTATACTTTAGAGAATCTGTTAATCTCTGTATAGCGTCACGAGCCGAAAAGTAAAGATTCTTCTTTACCCTGTCATCCTTTTTTACGTTTGTGTAATATGAAGCAAGCATTGCAAACTTTGCTGCATAGGCTTCTAGTTGAACAATTAGATTTACCGCCTTTTGTGGTGGTATGTCTGGATTCATCATCAACTTAACAATAATTGCTAATGCTTCCGTAAGTTGTTCATCTTCACATATATCTGATATCTCTGTAAACTCTGCAACTTCATTAACAAGTTCAAGAGTCGTTGTCATTTGTTAGCCTTTCTAATTCGTCTAATTCTATCACGGCTAAACGGACTTTCTGATTACCCTCACCAAGGACGAGTATAATCGCAGGTGATTTTGTCTTATCTACTTTCATGCAATCTGTAACAACTTTAGCCCATACGTCTTTATTTAGACTAAAACTTTTTGCATACTCTTTGAAATCAACAACATAGTTTCCCCATGTTGCATCACCTTTTGTATAATTTCTTCCAGAGTTTTTATGAAGACGAGCGCCAATTCGACTAGCCTCGCCACGTTCCGTCATTAATAACCTCGTCCAACAAGATTTACTTTAGATATGAATTTGCATTCACATTGCCAAGTAAAATCTCTGGTGTCATACCAGAATCTTGCCTTCTGTACGTCCCTCTTACATCTTTGACAAGAAAACTGTCCATGATACAAACTATACTTGTTCACCATTCACCTTATTTATTAGGGCTTGCTGGATATCTAGATTCTCTTTAACTCCAAGGATCAATTTTTCTCTTCCTTGATATCTTTCACCTTCAACTGTATACCACGCTCCACCACGCTCAATGAAGCCAAGTATTTCTGCTGTATCAACGAGGTCTGCAATTGAATCCACTCCAAGGTCTGGTCCCCTGAAGTAGAAATCATATTCTCCAGTTTGGAACGCTGGACTAGTTTTAGAGAATTGAACATCCCAACGAACTTTGCGCCCAACTTTTTCTTCAATGATCTTATCTCCGACATATATTTTTCCTTTGATTGCTTGATTATCTGATTCTGATGAAAATAGTTTAACAATGGTAGAAGAGTAGAACTTCGTAGCCATACCACCAGTGGGTTGCTGTGACACATACATGGCACCAATATTATTGCGAGCCTGACTAATAAGAATTAGCAGTGTTGGTTTTACTTGATTATTTGAATAGTTAAGCATCTTGACAGCATTTGTCATATCTCTGGCTTCTGCACCAATCTGCTTAGTGTTTTCTAATTGCTTTAGTTCTGTTGAATCCTTCTCAAAGTAAATTGCTGGAAGCAATGCTGAGATACTATCAACAACGATAACATCAACACCAGCCTTCATAAAGTCAGTACCAACATCTACCATATCGTTCATAGTGCGAGCCGTAGAATGAATTAACTTTGTACTGTCTACGCCTAGTTGTGCAGCCCATTCTGGGGAGTAAGTCATTTCTGCGTCGATCCATGCACATACTTTACCTTCTTTCTGTGCCTCAGCAATAATTTGTAGGCAAAATGATGACTTGCCAGCAGACTTATTTCCCCAGATCAGTATCTGACGACCATAGGGAAGACCACCATTAAGCGCACGATTTAAACCATAACTAGGGGTCTTGGCAAACTGAGTTTGTTCAATCTCAGAGCCTAAGGAAATCTTCTTACGCAACTTAGGATTAAGTTGTGCAAGGATCTCATCAATTTCTGTCACGCGAGTACCCCGTGCATTCTTGCACGCTGCTCATTGTATGCAGTCTTATCTAGATATGTATCATGAAGAGAAATATCTGTATAGCCATCTTCTTTAAGACCCCAATAAAGATCCAAGGTTCGAATAATAATGTCTGCAAGTTCTTCAACA